TGGATACCGGTGAAAAATAACGATATTGAATTACCGGATATCAAATTCGTTAAGTCGCTTATTGATAACTATGATAAATCACGGAGCGAAGCTGCAAACTACGTGGAAGAAACAAAAAATCTTATCTTTATCCTTAAGGGATATAAAGGTGATAATCTTGAAAAATTCTTAAGCGATATCAACGAAAAGCGTGCTCTCGTGCTTGATGCAGACGACGAGGACGATAATTCAGGCGTAACGACACTTACGCCCACTATGGATATAACGGCGCTCAGAGAGCATTATGAGCAGCTTAAAAGAGATATCATTGATTCAGGGCAGGGAGTAATCAAGGATTTGGATAAATTTGGCAACGCCCCATCCGGTGTGGCTCTCAAATTTATGTATTCTGGACTGAATTTGAAAGCTGATGCAATGGTGATGCATGTGACATTTGCCTTTGAAGACTTACTGTATTTCATAGATTCCTTCCTGGATGCGAAGCACACAGAAGAAATAAGCATCACGTTTAATCTTGATATGAAGATAAACGAAACCGAGAAGATTAACAATCTTAACGCTTCCAGTGCTAATATTTCCCAAAATACATATTTAACCAACCATCCATATGTTGATGATGTGGAAAAAGAAAAAGAACTGATGGAAAGTGAAGGACATTCGTTTCAGGATAGAGTGCCTTTAGGCGCAGAAGATGGCGAAGAGTAAACTATATCAGAATAGTGAATATTGGGAAAACCGGATAGCTAAGGAAACGTGGAGGACTTACAATAATGTAGAAGAGCAAAATCGCGATTTGCTGAGAATGTATGAAAAGACTTCATCCAGCATCAAACGAGAGCTATATGCGTTGGCTGAAGAAGCCGAAAAGACTGGGGAGCTTACACGAACACAGCAATACCGATTTAACAAGCTGCTTGGCCAGCAAGGGGCTATATTTCAGGAAATAGAAAAACTTGGTACATCCATCGAAAAGTCGCAGATCTCACGCATGAAGACTGCAGGAAGGGCAGTTTATAAAAATGTCATGGAATCGCTAGGGATTGATAATTTTTCCTTTCCCAACAAAAAAGAAATGGAGCAAATGCTACGATCACCTTGGCACGGTTCGTTTTTCAGTGAAAGACTGTGGAATGACATGGGTGTTCTGGAACGTAATATGAATGGTGTTATCAACAATTTCATAGCGACTGGGAAGACAGTTACAGAAACAGCTGTTCAGTTGTCAAACGTCATGCAGAAATCTTTTAATGTAGCGCATCGCCTCGTACGCACTGAAACGATAAATTACATGAACCGAAGTGCATTGCGCGGTTACAAAGATGCAGGTGTCAAAAAGGTGCAATGGTGGGCTGCTGAGGATGAGCGCACTTGCGAGATATGCGGTGCGAATCATGAGAAAGAATACGAAATTGAAAAAGCGCCTATTCTTCCATGCCATCCCGGATGCCGTTGCACATGGCTTCCAGTTACAGGAGAAGAAAAATCCCTTGATAAAGCGAGAGATAGTGGTACAATAAAGATAGAAAGGTATCAAGCGTTTGAAAGTGGAGATGAGGTAAATAAATTCTTCTATGACAGTGGATATAAAACGTGGAAATCCAATCTTACACGATCGCAACATGCGGCCATTAGTTCATATACAGCTGGCGGCTATGAAGATATAAACAATTACCTCAGAAAGCTGAATGACTGGGAATCGCTTAATTCTGATTTGATGGATAATATGCGTGATGATTTGCATTCAGCTATGGATAATTTCATGTTAAAAGATGGTATAACTGTATACAGATTAGTCGGAAGGGATGCATTTGGGAATTATGCATCGAATCTCGAAGATTTGATAGGTGCTGAATATACTGATTTAGGATTCATCAGCACTTCTCCCGCTTACTCTGGTGCAAATGATGCTTTTATTAAAGATAAGGATATCTTGCTAGAAATCAATGTACCTAAAGGTAAAGGAATAGGTATGTATGTAAATGAGTTATCCGGATTCAAAGATATGGAATATGAGTTCCTTTTGAGAGATGGTATTCCTTGTGAAATTGTTTCTGTAGATAAAAAAGGTGATAAACCAAAGATAAAAATGGTGGTGAAAAAGAATGACGGATAAAGAAAAAATGGAGTATTACGAAAACCAAGCACGCAAAGATGGCAAACCCAACAATCGCAAGAAATGGGTGACACCTGCAGGTGGTGTCGTTATAAAAGGTAAAGATGGCAGCATTCTGGTTGGGAACAATAAAAAATATGATTGATGTTAAAGTTATTTGCGACGCTTGCAATAAAGAAATAAATACGGAAAGCATTGTAATCCAAGAGGAACGTTTTGCTGATGGATTGATCAATGCTTTTTTCGTTTGCTCTTCGTGTGGTAAAAAGCACCATTTGCTCTATCATGACGATAAAACCAAGGAACTGCAAGCAAAGATACAGGCATGTGATGATATACACCAAAAAGCAAAGAAAAAGGCACTGGTACGTAAATTAAAGGCCAGACTTGACCAGATAAATAACCGGGTGTGATATGCACCTACACGCTTATACAGAAATGATAAAGGATGAATACTATGATAACAGATTGAAGTGCAGGACGCAGAAGATACAGCGGACCTGCATTTTTTGTGGAAAGACTGAAAGAGAGGTGACCTATATGAAGGACCCGCCGCAGCGGAAACTGCCGTATTTTTGCAATCATCTGAAATGACGCGGGAAAACCGTGTTTTATTTTACCTACTGCCAGGCATAGGCAGACCTACGAACCGCAAGCGAGCGGTATATAAATGCTATGGAGGTAATGCATGGAATGGATCAAAACAATTCTTGAAAAGCACACAGGAGAAGATGGTAAGCTGAATCTTTCGGAAGCTATCAATGAAATCAACAAACAGGCACCGGATAACGTTGTTCCAAAGGAGCAATACAACACTATTGCGGAAGCTAAAAAACAGCTTGACAAGGATGTAAAAGCTCGTGACAAACAGCTGGAGGATTTGAAAAAGGCTGGATCTGTGGAAGATTTAAAAAAGCAGCTGGAGGAAGCTCAGGAAGCGAATAAAAAGGCAAAGAAGGAATATGATGCTGAAATCGCTAATATGAAGTTTGATGCAGCAATCGAAAAAGCATTGGAGGAGGCAATTCATCCGGACTTGATGT